CCTGACGGGGACGGCATCGTCTGCAACAAACGCAGATACTGTTGACAGCCTTCATGCTTCGCAGTTCCTGCGCAGCGACGTTGCGGACAGCACCGCAAGCACGATCTCGTTTACGGGCGACATCGAGGTTGGGGATCAAATTTTCCACCACGGCGATGCCGACACCTACATGCAGTTCCATGCTGCAAACCAGTGGCGTGTGGTCACTGGCGGCACAGAAATGTTCGAGGTCAATGACACCAACATCATAGCCTCCGCAAGTATGGATATTAACGCTGACATTAACGGGGTGAACAACATCTACCTCGCTGGTACGCTTTACCACGAGGGCGACACTGACACCTATCTCAGCTTTGGTACGAACACCATTGCTTTGCGAACAGGTGGAACGGACAGGCTTAATATAAGCGACAGCGACTTCACCGTTAACAGCGCGGTGAAAGAGGATTACGACGCCTTGTCTGGCACCACCCCCACGATTGACGTAGATACGGGCGGCGGCTTTAGCCTGACAACTTCGGGAAATACCACGTTTACGTTTTCGTCCTTTACCAGCGGTCTGTCGTGCGGCTTTGTGCTTGAGCTGACCGCTGGCGGCACCCATACAATTACATGGCCCGTTTCTGTCGACTGGGCTGGTGGTACAGCGCCCGATGCGCCCGCCTCTGGCGAAACAAACATCTATGTCTTCTGGTCTCGTGACGGTGGCACGACTTGGTACGGGGTGTTGTCTTCGGCAGCAGCAGCATAGGGGGTTTAAGTGTTCGGCTTTACCCCCTTCGCTCAGGCACCCTACAGCGATGACGGTGTAATCGACGAAGCCGCCCCGGTAACGGGTCTTGTGGCAACAGGTAACGTCGGCAGCGTAGATATTCGGCTTGACGTGGACGTTTCTGTCACGGGCGTGGCGGCGACGGGTCAGGTTGGCACGGTTACTGTCGTTGAAGGCACGGGCGTTGTTGTTAATATCACGGGCGTTTTTGCTACGGGTGAAGTCGGTACGGTTACCGTCGTCGAGGGCGCCGGGATTAATGTTAACGTTACGGGCGTTTTTGCTACGGGTGAAGTCGGCACCGCAGATGCTACTGGTGGCGCAGATGTCCCGGCTACGGGGCTTGAGGCCACTGGAACCGTTGGCACAGTCACCGTTGTTGAGGGCACGGGTGTTGCGGTTAACGTTACTGGTGTAGCGGCCACTGGCGAAGTTGACTCCGTTACGGTCACTGGGACGGCAAATGTCTATCCTGTCGGGGTTGAGGCAACAGGGCAGGCAGGCGATGCTACTGTTATCGGTGATGCCAACGTACCTGTTACAGGGCTTGAGGCGACTGGAAGCGTTGGCAGCGTCACTGTCATTGGGGACGCGAATGTCAATGTTACTGGCGTCAGTGCCTCTGGTCAGGTCGGTTCTGTCACCATTACGGGTGACGCAACAGTGCTCGTCACTGGGGTTTCTGCCACGGGCGTTGTAGCGCCTGTACTGGTGTGGGGAAAGATTGTTCCAGCGCCCGGAACAGTCTATACTGATGTCAGCCCGAACCCCGGAACCATCTGGACACAGATTGCTGCGTAAGGAACTCAGATGCCTAGTAGCTATACACAGACAGGCATAGAGCTGATCGCCACAGGCGAGCAGTCTGGAACGTGGGGAACCACGACCAACACGAACTTGCAGATTATCGACCGTCTGACAAATGGCGTAGGTGCAATTGCACTTTCTGGAACGACGCACACGCTCACGACTACGGACGGTGCTCTGTCTGACGGGCAGTATGCAGTGCTTGTGTTCGGCGGTAGCCCGAGCGGCACGAACACCGTGACGATCTCGCCTAACGATGCGGATCATGTCTACATCGTCAAGAACAACTCCGGGCAGAGCGTAGTTCTAACGCAAGGATCGGGCGGGAACGTCACAGTTGCGGATGGCAAAAGCGCGATTGTCTACGCCGATGGAGGCGGTGCCAGCGCAGCGGTGGTCGACATTACGAGCACCTTCGTGCCTACGGGTGCATTGCTCGCCGCAAATAACTTGTCTGATCTCGCCGACGCACCCACTGCGCTGACGAATCTTGGCATTACTGCTACGGCAGCAGAGCTGAACGTTCTTGACGGCATCACTGCCTCCACGGCGGAACTAAATATTCTCGACGGTGTCACTGCTTCCACTGCTGAGTTGAACATTCTTGATGGTGTGACAGCTACAACGGCTGAGTTGAACTACCTCGACATCACCACGCTCGGTACTTCTGCGGCCAGCAAAGCGGTTACGGCAGATGCAAGCGGCGACGTAATTCTCTCCGAAGAGCTAAAAGCAAAAAGTTATAACGAAACATATGCCGCTGTTTCGTCGTCGTCCAACACAACGACTGTGGATTGTGAAGCTGGCAATGTCTTTGCCTCCACACTTTCTGAAAACACGACCTTTTCGTTTAGCAATCCGCCTGCATCTGGCACGGCGTACGGCTTTAGTTTGCGGATCATTCAGGACGGCTCCGCAAGCGGTTACACTGTAACTTGGCCCGCGAGTGTTGACTGGCCTAATGCTACAGCACCGACGCTCACCGCCACCGCATCAGCCGTTGACCAGTTTGTGTTCTACACGAATGATGGCGGTACAACGTGGTATGGCTTCGTTTCTGGTCAGGCAATGGGGTGAGGGTAAATGTCTAACATTAAAAAACTCATGATGGCTAGTGCTGGTGGCCCCGAAGGCGCATGGGACTTGTCCTATGCCTACTATGATCCGCCCGAGGGTTTGACTTGGAATTTGTCTACTGCTGTTTATGCGAGCAAGAGCCTTTCTGTGGCTGCGCGAGAAACAAACCCGTATGGCATATCCTTTAAGCCCGATGGCACTAAGCTGTATGTTCTTGGAACTGCTGGGGACGATGTTAATGAATACAACCTAAGCACAGCTTGGGATGTATCAACAGCTTCTTACCTTCAGGTCTTTAGTATTGCTGCTCAAGAAACAATTCCAACAGGACTTTTCTTTAAACCGGATGGCCTCAAGATGTATGTTATTGGTCAATCTGGAACCGACGTTAATGAATATGACCTAAGTTCTGCTTGGAACGTATCTACAGCTTCTTATCTTCAAAACTTTTCTGTTTCTGCTCAAGAAACACAACCGTATGGCATATCTTTTAAATCCGATGGAACGAAGATGTATATCTTAGGAACCTCTGGAGTCGACGTAAACGAGTACGATCTAAGTTCTGCTTGGGACGTATCTACAGCTTCTTATCTCCAGAACTTCAGTGTTTCTGCTCAAGAGTTAAACCCGCTAGGACTTTTCTTTAAACCTGATGGCACAAAGATGTATGTTTCGGGGGCTGTTGGCGGTGACGTAAACGAGTATGATCTCAGCACGCCTTGGGATGTATCCTCAGCTTCGTATCTTCAAAACTTTAGTGTGGTCGCTCAAGACCAAAACAATCCGGGACTCTTTTTTAAGCCTGACGGAACAGCTTTCTACTACGTAGGAAATACCAACGACACCGTATACCAATACACTCTCGGCGGGTTTAGCGTTGCTGCGCAAGAGACATCATCAACAGGCATTGTTTTCAAGCCTGACGGAACTAAGATGTATGTTACTGGGACTGTTGGAGATGACGTAAACGAATACGATCTAAGCACTGCTTGGGATTTGTCGTCAGCATCTTATCTTCAAAACTTTTCTGTTGCCTCTCAAGAGACAGCCCCGAGGGGCATGTCTTTCAAACCGGATGGCACTAAGATGTATGTCGTTGGCTCAACGGCAGATAGCGTTTTAGAGTACGACTTGAGTTCTGCTTGGGACGTATCTACAGCATCTTATCTTCAAGGTTTCTCTGTTTCGGCTCAGGATACTGTTCCCATGGGTCTATTTTTCCGTGGAGACGGCTTGAAGATGTATGTCCTCGGTGGCACAGGACTGGATGTAAATGAGTACGATCTAAGCAGTGCTTGGAACGTCTCAACGGCGTCATTTGTGCAAAATTTTAGCATCTCAGCGCAAGAAAGTTCCCCGCAAGATTTGTTCTTTAAGTCCGATGGAACAAAGATGTACATCACAGGGCAATCTGGAGACGACGTTAACGAGTACAACCTAAGCACTGCTTGGGACGTGTCCACTGCGGTGTACAGCCAAGCGTTTAGCCTTCTTAATCAGGACATAAACCCCACAGGCTTTTTCTTTAAAGGAGACGGCACCCAAATGTTTGTAGGATTTAATAGTGAACTTATTCTATCCTACACCCTCGGCGTGCAGCCATAACCGCAGCGAACAGAACGGAGACTTACAATGTTCGTCAAAGCTACAAACGGCCAGATTGACCAATACCCCTACACGGTCGGCGATTTGCGTCGCGATAACCCCAACACCAGCTTTCCAAAGGTGATCCCAGAGGCCACAATGGCGGCCTTCGACATGTATCCTGTAGGCTACGAGGCAGCACCGGAATACGATCCGATGACTCACCGCCTGCAACACAGCGGCACGCCTGTACTGAAAGATGGCAAGTGGGTGCTGACCAAAACTGTAGTAGCCCTTACTGCGGAGCAGATCGCTGATCGGGGTGCGGCAAAAGCCAAGGAAATGCGTGAATATCGCGGGAAGTTGTTGGCCGAAACTGACTGGTGGGCGCTCTCTGATGTGACCATGACTGCGGAACAAACAACATACCGTCAGGCACTGCGTGACATCACGACCCATGCTAACTGGCCTTACCTCCAAGAAGCCGATTGGCCTGTGAAGCCGGAGTAAGGTATACTCCAGCAAAAGGAGTCTGCCATGCCCCTTACCAAGCTTCAGTTCAGACCGGGTTTAGCATGATTGAAGTCTTCGAGGGCAGCGAGGACATCAAGCGCGACTTCGTGCCTGTCGAGCAGGTCATAAAAGTTCACAAGCACTTCTTTGACGTTACCTCTTCGGGCGTGTATAGTCTCGGCACTGGAAGGGC